TTCAGCGTTTTTTGAGTCTATGGACTTACTTACTTTACAGTTTAGTACTAAACTTAGAGTAGGTTTAAAAGAAATGCAAATAACAATGCATTACCCTAACGTGTTAGAGTACGATGGTAACTTCAGCAATGATTTATTACCGTCTGATATTGATGATATGATTAGGTATAACATAAATGATGTAGAATCTACTATGGAATTATTACATCGTTTACGTAAAGACATAGATTTGAGAACATTTATCGAAAGCGAATACGGATTTAACGCTTATTCTATGGATAGCGTTAAGTTTGGAGAAACCTTGCTTCAAAAGAAATACTGCGAAGCGACAGGTTTAAGCAAAAAGCAGTTGGAAGAAATGCGTTCACCGATGGATTACATTCCATTAAAAGACGTAATACTACCAACTATAAAATACAAAAATCCGAAATTACAAGAAGTTCTTGAAGACATGAAAGGGCAAGTAGTGTATTCAAAAGAACGAAAAGGCTATGAGAAGCAGTTCGTGCTCTCAAATACATGCTATTCGATAGGTGTAGGTGGAATACATTCCATCAATAAACCTCGGATCTACATTCCCAAGGCAGGTCAATTCATAGGTCACGCAGACGTGGCTTCAATGTATCCAAGTTTCATCGTACAATATAAATGGATACCTCGTCATTTGGGAGAAGAATTTTGGCAGGTTTACTCTACCCTGTACTGGGAAAGAATTGAAGCCAAACATAGCGGACAGAAATCTAAGAGCGATGCCCTAAAATTAACTCTTAATTCTGTGACGGGTAAAATGCAACAAGAGACGAGTTGGATGTATGATCCACTCACCGTATTTAAAATACGCATAAACGGACAACTAGTATTATTAATGCTGGTAGATCGTCTACTGGAATTGGGCTGTGAGATTGTGCAGGTCAATACAGATGGTGTTATGTATATAGCTGACAAAACTATCGAAGATAGAATTGGAGAAGCTATCAAAGAAGTTGAAAGCATTACACGTTTGTCTTTTGAGCAAGATCGCTATGAGGCGTTTTATCAGTACGCTGTAAACGACTATTTCGGTGTCGTTGAAGGTTATTCACAATCTCATGACCCCAAACTGATAGAGCGAAAAGGCTCGTTTATTACAGAAAACCGACTTGGGAAAGGAATGGCACCAGTAGTCATTCCCAAGGCTGTAATAAATTATTTTCTAACAAAAGAAAAAGTGTCTGACTACATTAAACGTCAGACAGATATACGAGATTTTCTAATGACGCAACGAGTTGATAAAAAATTCGTAGTAGAACATGGCGATACGCCTGTACAGAGAATCTCAAGGTACTATGCAAGTACCAACGGCAAATACTTATATAAAGTAAAGACCGATGACGATGGAAAGCGACAATATACAAATATGCTAACAAAGTCTGGTGTAACTATACTTAATAAGTTTGACAACCTTCCAATTGAACAGCGTAATATTAATTACCAGTATTATATATCAGAAGCAAATAAGATTATTGAAGATCTTAGATGTGTTCAGTTGGAGTTATTCTAGTAACCAACTTGTATATCAACGTATTTAAGAGATGATTATAGAATTAAACACAGATCTTCTCAATGTAGAAGATAATTTGTCTATGAATCAGTTAGTATTCCTAAGTATGATATTGGATAAGAATCAAAAACCAAATAATCAAGACGTCCGCAAATTAGTCAGCCTTATTAGCGACGATGAAATATCATACTTACTTAATCAAGATCTCATCACCTCGATAGAGAGAGATGATGCTATTGTTTATGGAGCTGGTCAAAAGCTTACAAACTTTCTTAATTCTAAGAGAGGATACTTTGATCAATTTTACGAGCAATATCCCGTTTACGTATTACGACCAGATGGCTCAAAAGGCTATTTGAGAGCTAACGTAAACAAATGTAGACGTATGTTCGATACTATATGTGGAAATAGTTCAGCTATGGCAGAACATCTAATAAACTGTCTTGACTATGAAGTTAAGAAAAAGATGTCCACAGGTAAAATCGGATATATGAAAACAATGTGGAGATGGTTAGTAGACCATCAATGGGAAGAGATTGAAGAAGAGCTGAAAGATACTGATAAAACAGTAAGTGCTTATGGAACAGATATTATCTAACATAAGACCGATGTCTGTAGTAGCTCAAGAAGCTATTAATTACATTTCGGGTAGAAGAGATCATAGTATGGTTTCTTTAAAGACGAGATGGAATAAGTTAAATAAGCAATGTATGGGAGGCATTGAGCCGAATACCATATATACTTTTGCTGGAATAAGCGGATCAGGGAAAAGTTCTCTCTGTAACACGCTAACTACTGATATCATAGACCTTAATCCTGAAGAAGATGTAGTAGTTTTAAATTTCTCATTAGAGATGGTTGGATTTAGGCAAGTTGGAAGAACGCTTTCGAGTAAGTTACGTAAAACGACTTCCACCTTGTATAGTGCGGAAACGGACCTGGATGACAATACCTTCAGAAAAGTCATTGCAGTATCTAATCAGCTAAAGGAATACCCCATTTACTTTGTAGATGATCCGGGTACTCCTATGCAGGTAGAACAAACCATCAGGGCTTTCTATAATAAGTATGTGAAAGGCACTAATAAGCATTTCATAATTACTTATGATCATACGCTATTGACTAAACAAGTTGGTTCTGTAATAGAAACAACTAGTGAGCTTGAAAAAGTTTTCATTAGAGTCAAAAAATTACCATTAACGTCGGTGATACAAATAGCGCAGATGAATCGAGAAATAGAGAGACCAGAAAGGATTAACAATCCGTCGGCGCAATATCCGATGAGGAGTGATTTATCGTCATCCGACGCAATGTTCCAAGCAAGCGATTACGTATTCGTCTTGCATCGACCAGAGATATTGAATATACTTGAATATGGTCCAAATCGTTTACCTACTGAAAACAAAGTATACATGCATTTGCTAAAAAACAGAGATGCTGGTAAACCGTGTATACTAGAATTCGAGAATGACCTCAAGTACAATAATTTGATCGAAAGTTAACTGTCGTGATGGCAGGGTTTAACATTTAAATAGGCTGAATAATTATGAAACGATATACTATTAAACTGAATAAGGATAACTCTATTTTTCGTACCAATACCACAAATGCTAGTAAGGCTCTTGATGACCTTATTCTTGGCAATATGATTAGTATGAACCCGTATCTTGGTAAGACTAAGAAGATCTATACGACTATTGATCGTAGCGACGATACTCTCGACGCAATGATTAATGAGTTGAATGACAATAAGTATATCCTTATTTCTAATCGTGACTATCGCGGCTATCTGAAGGGCGACTTTGATACAGAGTTTGCAAAGGCCGCTAAGTTCTTGGCTAATTACAAGCCGAAGAAGAACTCTTACAAACTTTATGATGATACTTTCATCAAGTTCTTTGAGGATGAGATTCAGATTGGTTATGACCTGATTCCTATCTATGACCTTATCAGCCCATCTCGCTTTAGCAAGATTGATGACAAGACAAAGAACATTATTATTAACTTTTACATTACGATTAACGGATAATTAATATGCCGATAGTACTACCCACAAAACCAATTCCAGCGGTTTCTTCTAATCCGTCTTATATGATATTATATGGATTACCTAAATCTGGTAAGACATCGTGCCTCGCTCAATTAGAGAACAATTTAATTATTGATCTCGAAGGAGGTACGAATTTCATAGACGCTTTAGCTGTACAAGCTAGAACAATAAACGATTTAGGAGAAATTGCTAGTGCCGTACGTGCCAAGAATGCAGAAGTAGGGCATAATTTCTATAGACGAATCACAATAGACAATGCAACTCGTCTAGAAGACATTTGCATGAGTTATGCGTGTACTTTATACAGACAAACTGAACTAGGCAAGAACTGGAAAGGTACAGATGTGACCACTCTCGCAAGAGGTGCTGGTTATAAATATCTCAGAGATGCTGTTAAAAAAGTAATTGACATGTTCAAAGAACTGTGTGATGAATTCATACTAGTAGGACATGTTAAAGATAGTATTACTGAGAAAGACGGACAAGAAGTTAATGCTAAAGAGATTGACCTTGTTGGAAAACTTGGAAAGATCGTCTGCGGAATGGCAGATGCCGTAGGTTACGTATACCGTAAAGATAATGAAACACATATATGTTTTAAGTCTGGTGGTGACGGAACTATTATGGAAGCTCGAGCAAAACACATTGCCGGAAAAGACATCGTTATTGCTACAGGCAATGAGGATGGAAGTATAACTACTTATTGGGATAGAGTTTATAAACCTGTATAATTTAATTTTTAAGGGAAGATAATTATGTATAGTACAAAAACCGCAACTGTAAATAATACTGAGTTCAACAGTGCTTATATGCCAGTTGGAATCAACGAAAATATCACACTCAAAGAAGTAAATGTAAATAAGACACCTAATGGTCGTGATTTCTTGGAGATTATCTTTGAGAATGAACAGGGTCAGACAGCAACTATGACCGAGTGGAAGAACGAGAAGAATATGTGGATTAAGACTGATGAAGATCTTCAGCAGCGCGATAATCAGCAATTCGGTCGTATTCTACAGGTTATTGATGCAGTAAATGGTCAGCATTCAGATTTTGAAGGGTCGTCATTTGTAGAGATGATTAACTGGGTTAAAGCTCAGTTAACATATCCTACATCTGCTGGAAATTCTCTTCGTCTGAAAGTTGTTTATGATAAGAAGGGCTATACGAAAGTTAGTTCTCTTGGTGTTTTCGTTGAACCTATGAGTGTAGAAGAGTCTCAGATTAAGCTTTGGAAGAACGATCTTCTTGAGCGACCCGTCATAGCAGACCGCGAAGACGATCCGCTCGTAGCTGCAGCAAATGAAGCTGTAGCGTTAAACGCTCCGGTAACTGAGATAACAGGTGCTGACGACCTGCCTTTTTAAGGTAACTGTCAGTGGTGGATGCTGATAATTCAGCAAGCCTTTGGTATGTATGGTATTCTTAACACTAACTCTCGTTATGAAATAATTTTGGTGTAAAAGGAAGCACGTTGATATTTAAATATATCAAAGACCAAGGTTCGAATCTGCGACTTTATTTCATGTGTTAGG